GTACTGACGATTATGCAGTGACAGCTGGTGAATTGGAAAGTGCATACGGTGAATTTGAAGATACAGAATCAGTAGATGTCAATCTAATTTTAGGTGGACGAGGTGGAGGAGCTGGTGATACATCATCATCACAAGACACTCATGTAACAATGTTAACAACTCTTGTAGAAAAAAGAAGAGATTGTGTTGCATTTGTTTCACCTTTCCGTTCTGCAACAGTTGGTATATCAAGTTCAATAACACAAACAGATAATGTTGTAGACGCATTTGATTTATGTCCTTCATCATCTTATGTTGTATTTGACAGTGCATACAAGTTTATGTACGACAAGTACAATGATGTGTTTAGATTTGTACCTTGTAACGGAGATACTGCTGGTCTTTGTGCATTCACAGACCAAGTTGCAGACTCATTCTTCTCACCTGCTGGATTTAACAGAGGTAACCTAAGAAACGCAATCAAGTTATCATACAATCCTAAAAAAGCAGAAAGAGATAGACTATATCGTGCAAGAATAAATCCAGTTGTAAACTTCCCAGGCCAAGGTGTCGTATTGTTTGGAGATAAAACTGCACTAACTAAACCAAGTGCATTTGATAGAATAAATGTAAGACGATTATTCTTACTCCTAGAAAAGGCAATCGCAACTGCGGCCAAGTTCCAACTCTTTGAGTTCAATGACGAGTTTACAAGAGCACAGTTTAGAAATCTTGTAGAACCTTTCTTGAGAGATATACAAGGTAGAAGAGGTATCACAGACTTTAAGGTTGTTGCAGATGATTCAAACAACACTGGTGAGGTAATTGATAGAAACGAGTTTATCGCAGATATCTTTATCAAACCTGCTAGGTCAATTAACTTTATAACACTAAACTTTATCGCCACAAGAACAGGTGTTGCGTTTAGTGAGGTAGGAGGATAACATGGCAGCAATAGACGATTTTAAAGCAAATCTAATCGGTGGTGGTGCAAGAGCTAACCAGTTTAGAGTTACCATTACTCCACCTCCAGGCATTGCAATAGGACTTGATGTAAGAAGAGCATCATTCTTAGTAACTGCATCAAACTTACCACAGTCACAATTAGGTGAGATTGCAGTACCATTTAGAGGTAGAAATATTTATGTGACTGGTGATAGACCAGCACCAGAGCCTTGGACAGTAACATTTTTTAATGATACTGATTTTATGATAAGAAATGCAATGGAAAGATGGCATAATGGTATTAACAACTTTGCAGACAATACTGGTGTTACAAATGCAGCTGATTATCAAACAGATTTATTTGTAGAACAGTTAGATAGAGATGATACAATTTTAAAAACATATATTTTTAGAAGTGCATTTCCTGTATCTGTAGGACAAATAGATTTGACAAACGAGGAAACAACTACTATTGAGACATTTGAAGTGCAGTGGAGATACCAACACTTCGAACCATCTAGTGTTCTTTAACCTACTAAATAGTTAGAAAGTAGGAGTTTTATAATGGCTGATTTGTTTGGTTTTCGTTTTACACGAATAAAAGACGAAAAGAATAAAGAAAATTTCACCACCCCAACTCAAGATGACGGTACGATTGATGTTGCTGGTGGTGGTTTCTTTGGTCAAATATTAGATACAGACGGTAGAGAAAGAACCGAACAAGACCTTGTTCGTAGATATAGAGACATTGCACAACAACCAGAATGTGATAGTGCGATTGAAGATATCGTAAACGAGGGTATTGTATCTAATGAGAGAGCACAAGCAGTATCAATAGTTCTTGACCAAGTTCCTTATCCCAGAAATATTAAGAAAACGATTACACAAGAGTTTAACTCTGTCCTTCGTTTATTAGACTTTGACACAAAAGGTCACGATATATTTCGTAGGTGGTATATTGATGGAAGATTATACTATCATAAAGTGATTGATAGAAAAAATCCAAGACAGGGTGTACAAGAACTTAGATATATTGACCCAAGAAAAATAAGAAAAGTTAGAGAGATTGAAAAAGACAAAAAGAATAATTCAAGTCTTGATATAGTAAAGAAAATAAAAGAGTATTACATTTATAATGACAAAGGTATGTTTAGTGGTGGTTATGGCTCTGGTTCTAATGAAGGACTAAAAATATCACCTGATAGTATTACCTATTGTCCATCTGGTTTGGTAGACCAAAATAAAGGTAATGTGTTATCACATTTACACAAAGCAATCAAACCAGTAAACCAGTTAAGAATGATAGAGGACGCACTCGTTATCTATCGTATCTCAAGAGCTCCAGAAAGAAGAATATTCTACATTGATGTTGGTAACCTACCAAAAATTAAAGCAGAACAATATCTGAAAGATGTTATGAATCGTTATCGTAACAAACTGGTATATGATGCATCTACTGGTGAAATCAGAGATGACCGAAACCATATGTCAATGTTAGAAGATTTCTGGTTACCAAGAAGAGAAGGTGGTAGAGGAACAGAGATTACCACACTACCAGGCGGTGCAAATCTTGGAGAGATTGAAGACATAGTTTACTTTCAGAGAAAACTATATCGTTCTTTAAATGTTCCAATCTCAAGATTAGAAGCAGAGTCAAACTTTTCTTTAGGTAGGTCTACAGAGATAACAAGAGATGAACTTAAGTTTACAAAGTTTGTACAAAGATTAAGAAAGAAGTTTACACCTGTATTCACAGATATACTTAAATCTCAGTTAGTGTTAAAAGGTGTAATGACAATCGAAGAGTTTCACAATATAAAAGAATTAATCTCATATGACTTTTTACAAGATGGTCATTTTGCAGAACTTAAAGAGTCAGAGATTATGAAAGAAAAACTTGATACTCTTTCACAGATTGAATCTTATGTTGGAACATTCTTCAGTAAGAAGTGGGTACAAAATAATGTACTGCGTCTTACAGACACAGAAATTGATGACATGCAAAAACAAATGAATAAAGAAGCTGGTGCAGACACCGAAGACGGTGGAGTTGATGTACCACAGGATACAGATGGTGTAACAAGATATCCATCACAAGGTGGTAATCCAATATCAGCAGACGATTTAGACAAATATCAAGGTCGAGAACCAGAGGGAGATAAGAATGAGCAGTAAAGATTTTGTAGATGCGTTAGCAAGAGGTAGTAACCTAGACGCAGAAGATTCTTTTAAAAGTGCAATCGGTGATAAGGTTGCAAATAAACTAGAAACAAAAAGACAAGAACTTGCAAAAGGTTTTGTCAACAAACATATACCAGAACCAGAAGATGACTAAATCATTTGAAGAAGTTTACATACCGTTTTTTGAAAGAGATGAACACAAAAAATCTAAGGAATATAAAAAATTAAGTCCTAAGATGCGTAAGGCTGTGGACGATTTATTTAAAAAAATGGACTCTAAACCTTCAGATTTCCTAAATAGTTTTGAAAAAAGTGTAAAAGAAATATCTAGGAAATATAAGGTGTCTAATAAAGATATGATGAAGTATTTTGAGAAAGAAGTTTTAACGATAGGATAACAAAATGGCAATCAAATTAATAAGACACGCTGGAACAATTACTGCCTCTACAATGGGTGATGATGCGGCTCATACTGTTGATTGTGGTTTACTTGGAAAAGGACAAGTAATTAGAGTTAGTGAGTTTGCTGGACAAGATGTGTTTGTCAAGGTAACTGACTCAGATACAGCAACAGCAGCTACATCATCAAACGGAATATATCTCAAGGGAAGTACATCTATTCTCATAGCTCCAGAAGGTTCAAGATTTAAAAATATTGGTGGAGAAACAGGTGGTCGTATTGTTCAAGACACTGCAGCTAATGCTGGTGACCCAATAACATTAGAGGGTACAGATGAAAATAGTTTAGATGAACACGATAGAATACTCTTAGATGGTGCAGAAGTAGGTGTCACATTATCTGCAATTAATGAAACTGCTGGTAGTGATGGTGGTGTTCATGTAGAAGTAGTAACAGAAATGCTAGGATAACTTATGAATACAGTCAAACTCATATCAGAAGAAATACAAGATGTAGAGTATATTACCGAAGAAAAAGAAAACGGTAAAAAGAACTACAAGATTAAAGGTATCTTTATGCAAGCAGATATAAAGAACCGAAATGGTCGTATATATCCACAAGAAGTTTTAGAAAAAGAAGTGCGTAGGTACAACAAAGACCAAATCAATAACAATAGGGCATATGGAGAACTAGGTCACCCAGAAGGCCCAACCATAAATCTTGAGAGAGCATCTCACATGATTACAAAGTTATATCCTGATGGAAAGAACTTTATCGGAGAAGCAAAGATATTATCAACACCTATGGGTAAGATAGTAGAAAATCTTTTAGATGACGGTGCAAAGTTAGGTGTATCATCAAGAGGAATGGGTAGTTTAAATCAGAAGAACGGTGCAAACTATGTAAGAGATGATTTTTACCTTGCAACTGCAGCTGACATAGTTGCAGACCCCTCTGCACCAAATGCCTTTGTACAAGGTATTATGGAAGGAAAAGAGTGGGTTTGGAATCATGGAACACTTGTAGAAGCAGAATTAGTAAGAATGAAGGATAGAATTGAAAGAAGAACACGCAGTCGACACGCAAAAGAAGATGCGTTGGAGTTTGCGAAGTTCCTCAAATTGTTATAATTTATAAATATTATATTATAAAAGACCAATTAAAAGGAGAGCCATCATGGCAAACGAACTAGATAAAACAATAGAAGAGTTGGAAGCGGAAGTGATTGCCGAATTAGAAGAAGGTGCTCATGATGCTCCAAAAAAAGGTGCAACTGCTTCTGAACCAATGAAGAAAAAACCATCTGATGGTGCGACTGGTGAAGAAGATATCGGTGGTAGTACACCAACTAAAGTCTCACCCCCAACAGGTAAAGATGCGTCAAAGAGTTCTAAAGAAGTCAGTGGAGATGCACAACAAAAGGGTGAAGGTAAACCAGACAAAATGCAAAAACCAAAACCTGCTGGTGTAAACAAACCACTTGCAATGGGTTACACAGATGACGAAATCAGAGAACTATGTCATTCTAAAGACCACGACTGTGCAACATTCGTAGAACACCCAGAGTTTGGTAAAGGTAAACCAGTTAAAAACTCACACGCAATACCTGATGATAACGGATATGTATCATGGTATGATGTAAGATTTAAACATGGTATCGAAGAAAAAGTCAATGCAAAAGATATGAAGATTCTTGCAACTGAGGCTCATCACGAAGAAAAGAAAGACCCAGAGAAAATGACTAAAACTGAGTTAATGGCTGCAATGGACATGATGATGAAAAAAGCTAAAAATGGTAAGAAAGCAGATTTAGTCGCAACTTATAATAGTATGATGACAATGGGTGGACACTTACCTGACGAGAAAAAGGAAGGTGAACACGAAGATGACGAAGAAGAGAAAGAAAAGTCTGAAGCCATTGAAAGAAGAGTCAAAGATATCAATGTTAAAGAACATGTAGACGCATTAATGAACGGAGAGGGTGACCTTTCAGAAGAGTTCAAGAGAAAAGCTGCAACAGTGTTTGAAGCTGCAGTAAAATCTAAAGTGCGTGAAGAAGTAACAAGATTAGAAGAAGACTATAGGAATGACCTAGAAGAAAACATGGTCAAAACACAAGAAGAATTGACAGAGAAAGTTGATAACTATCTCAACTATGTCGTGGAAGAATGGACGAAAGAAAATGAACTTGCAATCGAAAGAGGACTAAAAGGTGAGATTGCAGAAGATTTCATTTCTGGATTGAAACAACTCTTTGAAGACCACTACATTGATGTGCCAGATGAGAAATATGATGTTCTCGAAGCACAATCACAAAAGATTTCCGAACTAGAAGCAAAGTTGAACGAGGAGATGGAAAAGAATGTATCTTACAAGAACAACAATGCAAAGTTGGTTAGGGAACAAGTAATCTCTGAATGTACTGGAGATTTAACTGATGTCGAAATTGAAAAGTTTAAGTCACTTACTGAAGATGTAGATTTCACAGATGAAACATCTTTCAGAAATAAGTTGGATACTCTTAAGGAAAGTTATTTCCCAAAGAATAAACAAGTAGTGTCTGAAACAACAGATGATGTAGAAACTGGCAACGCACAGGACATTGATACTTCCGATACAATGGCAGTCTATATGAAAGCCATAGGTAAGGGTGTCAAAAGTGCAAAGAAATATAAATAGTAGAACTAAAATGAGGAGAAACTAATGTTTCAAACAGAACATCTACAAGAAAAGTGGCAGCCAGTCCTTGAGCACCCAGATTTACCAAAAATCGAAGATGCTTACAAGCGTGCTGTTACTACAATTATCTTAGAGAACCAAGAAAAATCTCTAAAAGAAGACAGAGCATTCTTATCAGAAGCTGCTCCAACCAACTCATCATTCGGTGGTAATGCGTCTTTAGATAGCTGGGATCCGATTCTTATATCCCTAGTTAGAAGAGCAATGCCAAACCTAATCGCATACGACATCTGTGGTGTGCAACCAATGACTGGCCCAACTGGTCTAATATTTGCAATGAGAGCAAGATTTGCATCTATGGACGGTGCAGAGGCACTTGTTGATGAAGCATTCCCAGATATTTCTAACCAAAATGCTGCTGGAACAATCGGTGGTGGAGATATTGGTTCAACAGAAACAAACCCTGCCGTTCTTAACGACAGTCCTTCTGCTGGAACTTATACATCTGCAACTGGTATGACTGCTGTACAAGGTGAAGCATTAGGAGATAGTGGAACTAACGCATTCTCAGAAATGGCATTCAGTATTGAGAAACATACTGTGACTGCTGTTACTCGTGCAATGAAAGCTGAGTACACTATGGAACTTGCACAAGACCTTAAAGCAATTCATGGTTTAGACGCAGAAACAGAACTTGCAAACATCTTGTCTGCTGAAATACTTGCAGAGATTAACAGAGAAGTTGTAAGAAACATTTATGTATCTGCTGTTAAAGGTGCTCAAACAAATACAACAACTGCTGGTATATTCGACTTAGATACAGACTCAAACGGTAGATGGTCAGTTGAGAAGTTCAAAGGTTTAATGTTCGCAGTTGAAAGAGATGCAAACGCAATCGGTCAACAAACCAGAAGAGGTAAAGGTAACATGATTATCTGTTCTGCTGATGTTGCATCTGCACTTCAAATGGCTGGTGTATTAGACTACACACCTGCTTTAAATAACAATCTAAATGTAGACGACACAACAACAACTTTTGCTGGTGTGATGAACGGAAGATATAGAGTGTATGTAGACCCATATGCAGCTAATATCGCAGCTTCACAATACTACATTGTAGGTTACAAAGGTACATCACCTTATGATGCTGGTATGTTCTACTGTCCATATGTTCCACTACAAATGGTGAGAGCAGTTGGTGAGAACAGTTTCCAACCAAAGATTGGTTTCAAAACTAGATACGGAATTGCTGCTAACCCATTCCACACAGGAACAGTTGCTGCAAGTGCTGACGGTGCGATTTCAATCACAGGAAATACCAACAAGTATTACAGAAGAGTTAAAGTAACAAACTTAATGTAATCCTAATCGTTACCAAACCTAGAAGGGGACTGACTTTCAGTCCCCTTTTTTATTGACTAAATATAAGTAATATGATACAATAGTTCAAAAGGATTTACAATGGTAACAGTCAATAGACAACCTACTAAGTTAGATTATCTCAGTCCAACTCAGTTTAAATTTTCAATTAACCAACTTCCAAAAGTTGAGTTTTTTACCACAGCTGCAAATGTACCAGACTTAACACTTGCAGATGCAGTTATACCTACACCGTTCAAACCAATACCTGTGATGGGTACTAATCTTACATTTAGTAATCTATCTGTTACATTTATTGTAGATGAGTTTCTTGAGAACTATCGAGAGTTACATGACTGGTTAATTGGAATAGGATTTCCTAAAAGTAGAAAACAGTTTAGAGATTTTCGTTCTACAACTTCCAATACACCGACTGGAACAAATGCAACACCTCAAGTTGATGTTGGTTCTGTGGGTGCAGCTACAAGTGCAAGGTCAATGTTTTCAGATGCAACTCTTACAGTCCTTTCAAATAAAAATAATCCAATCGTAGAAGTTCGTTTCTCAGATTTATACCCAGTATCACTTGGTGCATTAGAGTTTAATCAAAACTCATCAGATGTAGAATACATAACTGTTCAAGCAGACTTTACATATAAACTATATGAAATATTTCCCCTATAAATAATATAAAGGATTTATTATGACACTTGATGAATTGAAAGAAGAAGTTAACAATGCGTTGAAAGTAAATGATGAAAGACTTGACACTGAAGCTCTCAAGAACCAAGAACTTAACGCAAAATACCTAGACCACAAATCACGATTCGAATTACTCTTACACAAAGCAAAGGGTGATTATAAAAAGATGTATCGTGAGAAATGGGAATACTATGGTGGTAAAGCAGATGCAAAAGTATATGTGACAAAACCATTTGACTTGAAGGTATTAAAAAGTGATTTAAGTGTTTATATAGAATCAGATGAAGAAATTATACAATGTGAACATAAAGTAGCATATTTAGAAACAGTTGTTAAATACATTGATGGTGTTCTAAAATCTATTAATAGTCGAGGGTGGGATATTAAAAACGCAATCGATTGGAAAAAGTTTGAAGCAGGAATGATGTAATGAAAGAATGGATTGGTTATTACGAAGATATACTAACAAATGAATTATCAGAAAATATCGCATTAAACTCTAAAGGTTGGAAACAATCAACTTACTCTAACGAAAAAGGTAGAACAGAAAATAGCTTACAAAGAGTTGTGATGGACGAAACCTATATCAAAGAAAATATGATATATTGGGTTGACTTACTTAACGCAACAAAAGAGGTTGTAAAGTTATATCAAAAGAAACACCCCTACATGAAGTATTTCAATCCAAACAGAACAACGGACTTTAGAGTAAACAAATATGGAGAAGGTGGATTTATGTCTGAACATGCAGATAACATTCATCATAGTCACAATCAACAATATGGTTATCCATCAGCATCACTTTTATTTTTTCTTAATGAAGGTTACAAGGGTGGTGAGATAGTAATTGCAGATACAGTTTACAAACCAAAAAGAAACTCTGCGATTATATTTCCATCAAACTTTATGTTTCCACACTATGTAAATAAAATACAAAAAGGTACAAGGTATAGTATAGTAACATGGCTAATGTAATTGAACACCACTATTTATTTCCAACTTTAGTTTCTAAATTTAAACATATTCCTGATAATAATTTAATAAGTGTTATAGAAAATGAAGATATGAAAAAAAGAGAAATGACCTTTCATTCAACATCTTCAGTAAATAATAAACTACATAAAAAAAATGAATATCAAAAATTAGTCAAATCAATATTAGACAGTACAAAAGAAATTTGCAAAATGTATGAGTACGAATATAAAGAGTTAGAGATAACTAATATGTGGATTAACCAATCACAAAAAGGAGATATGCATTATCCACATACACACTCTAATAATATTTTTTCTGGTGTTTGGTTTCCTCTCCATAGTAAAACACAGACACCATTATATTTTAAAGACCCAAGAGGTGTAAATTCTGTTTGGCAACCAAGAAAAACACAAGTTAATAATTTAACATCAAACATGATGGCATTTAAACATGAGAAAGATTTTGGATATATATTTCCAGCATGGTTAATGCATTTCGTACCACCAGCAGTTAGTGAGAGAGTAAGCATATCTTGGAATATTTTAATCAGAGGTGAGTATGGAGAACCAAACACTTTACAAAATGCGTATATCTAAAGTTAATGAAGTACACCTCAGAGTAGAAACTGAACCAAGTATCGCAAGAGAACTTTCTGATTACTTTACATTTGAAGTACCAGGCCATAGGTTTATGCCTGCATATCGTAATAAAATATGGGACGGTAAGATAAGATTATTTTCTACTGCAACTGGAAAAATATATGTGGGTCTATTAGAATATCTTAAAAAGTTCTGTGATAGAAATGATATACAAATAAATATAGATGAAGGAGTTGAAGATGTTAAAAAGATTACTAGAGAAATTGTGGAGGGATTTATCCAATCTCTTAAACCCATGGCCAGAGGTAAACCGATTGAACTTCGTGATTATCAAATTGACGCAGTCGAGTATTCTCTTAGGACAAATAGGGCTCTTCTTGTTTCTCCTACTGCTTCGGGCAAATCATTAGTTATATATTCGTTAGTTCGTTACTACAAAATGATGGGGCTTAAAACTTTGATATTAGTTCCCACCACTTCATTAGTAGAACAAATGTATTCTGATTTTAAAGATTATGGTTGGGATACTGATAATCATTGTCAAAAAATATATCAAGGATATGATAAGAATGTAAGTAAAGATGTAGTCATATCTACATGGCAATCGATATACAAGATGAAGAAAGAATACTTCAAAGACTTTGGGTGTGTGATTGGAGATGAAGCTCATTTATTTAAATCTAAATCTTTAACTAATATTATGACAAAACTTGTAGACTGTAAATACAGATTTGGATTAACTGGTACACTAGACGGAACACAAACACACAGATTAGTTTTAGAGGGATTGTTTGGTGGAGTAGAAAAGGTGGTATCAACAAAAGATTTGATTGATAATAAAACACTTGCAAATCTAAACATAGATTGTATTGTTTTAAAACATAGGGAAGAAAATTGTAAATTAGTAAAGGATTATAGTTATGCAGAAGAAATCGATTATTTGGTATTACAGCCTGATAGGAATAATTTTATTTCTAGTCTTTGTGGTAATCTAAAAGGTAATACACTTTGTTTGTATCAACTCGTAGAGAAACATGGAAAGAATCTTTATTCTCTTATGAAAGACTTTGATAGAAAAGTATTCTTTGTTTATGGTGGGACAGATACAAAAACAAGAGAAGATATAAGAGGAATAGTGGAGAAAGAAAAGAATGCAATCATTATTGCGTCATATGGTACATTTAGCACTGGTATTAATATTAGGAACATTAACAATGTCGTGTTCAGTTCACCTTCAAAGAGTAGAATTAGAGTTCTCCAGTCAATCGGTAGGGGACTCCGTACAAGTGCAACTAAAGATTCCATTAGGCTGTTCGACTTGTCAGACGATTTATCATATAAAAGTAAGGTAAACTTTACACTTAATCACTTCAATGAAAGACTAAATATCTATAACGAAGAACAATTCAATTATAAAATAGATAGGATAAAACTATGAGTAGTTATCAAATAATTAAATTAAAGAATGGTGAAGACTTGATATGTAATGTATTAGATAATGAAAATGGTAGACTAAAAGTTTCATCTCCACTAAAAATGGAAACAGTAAATCGTTTATCTACAAAAGGTTTGACAGAATCACTTGCATTGACAAGATGGATACAACCTTACTCAGATGAGAAACATTTCTTTATAGAAGCAAACTCAATAATTATAATGGCTCCTGCATCTGTAGGTATGACTAAATATTATGAGTATGTATTAAAAAGTTATGATGGATTAAAACTAACAGACGCAAAAGAAAGAGTAATAAAAAGAGAAGTACCAAAAAGTAAAAATAGTAAATTAGAAGTAAGTGATGACATTAAAGAAACAGATTTAGATGATATTGATTTTGAAGATAATAAGACTATACATTAATATATCTCACCGAACCTCAAGGATTAGTTTACTCATGATTCACTAATCTGTCAAGTAAAAAATAAATTTGACAACTATGCAGATTTCTAGTATTATAGAAGAATATATGCGAAGGATTTAATATGGCAAAAAGACCAACTGCACATTATGTAGATAATAAAAAGTTTCTTCAAGCTATGAAAGATTGGAGAGAAAAATGCGAGGAAGCAGAACAAACAGGTGAGGAGAAACCAAGAGTTTCAAATTACATAGGTGAGTGTTTTCTTAAGATTGCAAACGGTTTATCACACAAACCAAACTTTATGAATTACACATTCAGAGAAGATATGGTTTCTGATGGTATAGAAAACTGTTTACAATATATTCATAACTTCAATCCAGATAAATCAAATAATCCATTTGCATATTTTACACAAATAATATATTATGCATTTATAAGAAGAATACAAAGAGAGAAAAAACAAACTCATGTAAAGAATAAATTGATTGAGAAACAAGACTATAGAGCATTCGTAACAATGCATGGAGATGAAAACTCTTATAGTGTAAGTGGGTTTGACCCAACAATCATGTTACCAGATGAAGATGTATATAAACCTAAAAAGAAAAAACCTGTAGAACGCAAAGAGGGTTTAGAAAACTTTATGGAAAAGAAAAGTGAAGATAGCAATAATAACTGACACACACTTCGGTGCAAGAAACGATAGTGTACAGTTTGATGAATATTTCTATAAATTTTATGAGGGACAGTTCTTTCCTTATTTACAGAAACATAATATCAAAACTGTTATACATTTAGGAGATGTATTAGACAGACGAAAGTTTGTATCCTATCGTATCGCAAAGAACTTTAGAGAAAGATTTATATTACCATTCCAAGCTTTAGATATAGAACTACATGCATTGGTTGGTAACCATGATATCTTTTACAAGAATACAAATGATGTAAACTCATTACAAGAATTAATTAGTGAGAGATATAAAAAGATACATTTATATCCAGAAGCACAAGAGGTAACATTTGATGGATTACCTATATTGTTTATGCCTTGGATTAATAGTCAAAACTATATCTATGCAATGGGTATGATTGATGAAACAAAGGCTGATATATGTATGGGTCATTTAGATATAAATGGTTTCAAGATGAACAAGACTGCAATCGTATCTGAACATGGGTATCCAAAAGAAACATTTAAAAGATTTGAAACAGTATTCACTGGACACTTTCATCACAAGTCAGATGACGGACAGATATTTTATTTAGGAACACCTTATGAATTATATTGGAATGATTACAATGACCCAAAAGGTTTTCATATCTTTGATACAGAAACAAGACAACTTGAAAGAATAATTAATCCCTTGACAATCTTTGATAAAATATATTATGATGATACAACAACTAATTATGAAAATGTAGATGTAACAAAATACAATAATAAATTTATTAAAGTCATAGTTGTAAATAAAAAAGACTTATATCAGTTTGATAGATTTATTGATAAGTTACTTAAGGCTGATACACACGAAGTTAAAATCATAGAAGACTTTTCTGATTTAGATGCAAACAGTGTATCAGATGACATAGTAGAAAACTCAGAGGATACTCTGACACTACTAAATAAATATGTTGACGAATTACCAGTTGACCTGAACAAGTCTAGACTAAAGAATGAAGTAAGGACTTTATATACGGAAGCTCAAGACCTAGATATATGATAATATTTAAATCGGTGAAGTGGAAGAACTTCCTTTCGACTGGGAATACTTTTACTACAATATACTTAGATAAACAACCTACGACTTTAATCGTAGGTGATAATGGTGCTGGTAAATCTACCATACTTGATGCACTATGTTTTGTATTATTTAACAAACCATTTCGTATCGTTAAAAAGTCACAACTTGTAAACTCAGTAAACAATACAGAAACAGTCGTGGAAGTAAACTTTGAGATTGGTACAAGAAAGTATCGTGTAATGCGTGGTATCAAACCTAGTAAGTTTGAAATCTATTGTAATGACAAAATGGTAAACCAAGATGCAAGCTCCAGAGATTATCAAAAATATCTAGAACAAAATATTCTTAAATTAAATTATCGAAGTTTTACACAAGTGGTAATACTTGGTAATGCATCATTCATTCCTTTTATGCAACTTAAGTCTGTACATAGAAGAGAAGTCGTAGAGGAGATATTAGATATAAAGATATTTTCTCTAATGAATATGTTGGTCAAAAATCAAATCAAAGAAGTTACAGATGAACTTAGAGATATAGATTACAATAAAGAGATTACTGAAGAAAAGATAGATTTACAAGGTAAGTATATTGAAGACCTTAAGAAAAATAAAGACAAAATAATTAGAGAAAAGTTATCTAAGATAGATGACAATCAAGATATCATAGATGATAAAGTAAGAGATAGAGAAACTCTAAAATTACAAAGTGATATGTTATTACAAGATATAGCTGATAGAATAGAGGTAGAAGATAAACTTACAAAACTAAATGATATTCGTTCTACACTTGTAGAAAAACACAAACACCATTCTCGAAAGATAGACTTCTTTAAAAACAATGATGAGTGTCCAGAGTGTAAACAAATGATAGAAGAAGAATTTAAAAAACAAATGATTACAGATAAAAGTAAAGATGTAGATATAATTGTTAAAGGTATGAAACAACTTAAGACAGAACTAGAACAAAGTAAAGAAAGGTCTAAGAAAATAAAAGAGGTAACAAATCAAATCAGAACAAATGATGTAAAGGTTGCACAATTACAAAGTTCTATTACAGAACTAGAAAAGTTTAATACACAATTAGAAACAGAAATGAAATCATTTCAAGAGGGTGGTGTAGGTAAGGCTGATGAAGATAAACTACAAGAACTAGAAAATAGTCTAGAGAAGATAAAAGAACAAAGACACAAACTGCGTGAAGATAAAATGTATCTAGAAGCAAGTAAGTCCATGTTACAAGACAGTGGTATCAAGACAAAGATAATCAAACAGTATCTACCGATTATGAATAAGTTGATAAACACCTATCTTACATCTATGGAGTTTTATGTAAATTTTACATTGAATGAGAACTTTGAAGAAACAATCAAGTCTAGATATAGAGATGAGTTTACCTATGCATCATTCAGTGAAGGTGAAAAGATGAGAATAGACCTTGCATTGTTATTTACTTGGAGAGCCATTGCAAAGATGAAGAACTCTACAAATACTAATCTATTAATATTAGATGAGATATTCGACAGTAGTTTAGACGGAACAGGAACAGATGAGTTTCTTAAAATATTAAACACCTTGTCAAAAGAGAACACATTTGTTATAAGTCATAAGGGTGATACATTACAAGATAAGTTTAGAAGTGTAATTAGATTTGAAAAGGTGAAAAATTTTAGTCATGTTAGTTAATGGTGATTGTTTAGAAGAAGTACAGAAGTTAGTCGATAAGGGTATTCAAGTTGATTCGATTGTAACTGACCCACCCTATCATCTTACATCTATTGTAGAAAGATTTGGTAAAGAGGGTTCTGCACCAGCAAAAGATAAAGATGGTGCATTTAAAAGACAATCTGTAGGGTTTATGGGAAAAGAATGGGATGGTGGAGATATTGCATTTGACCCCATGACTTGGAGTTTATGTTTAGGATTACTTAAACCAGGCGGACATCTAATCGCCTTTTCTGCATCAAGAAATTATCATAGAATGGCTGTTGCAATAGAAAATGCTGGTTTTGAAATTCGTGACCAGATTATGTGGTTATATGGTTCTGGGTTTCCAAAGAGTTTGAATATTGGAAAAGCTGTTGATAAAAAACAAGGTAACGAAAGAGAGTCATTGGGTATGTATGACCCAAGAAGTTTACAAGATGGTGCGAATAGAACAGAAAGACCAATAGGTAACCAACAAGTAGCAAACTATGAAAGTTCTATGGTTGAGAGAACAAAAGGTAATTCTGAGTGGGAAGGTTGGGGAACTGCACTCAAACCAGCACATGAACCAATTGTTCTCGCAAGGAAACCATTATCAGAAAAGTCTGTTGCAGATAACGTACTGAAGTATGGAACTGGTGCAATTAATATTGATGCCTGTAGAGTAGAAACAAACCCAGAGGTAGATGATATGTTGAGAGAAGTTGATA